TGGGTGAGCGCGCGGCGGCCACGGACGATCTTTACGCGATCGTCCACCAGGAGGGCGGCCCGCTTCAGCGGCTTGCCTTTTCTCGCCTTTTGCCGCGCGCCGTGGCTGCTAGCTTGGCAAAGCCCAGCTTTGCCGATCTGGCGGCCGATCTGGATCACGACGCCGATGTGGTGGCGCTGGTGTTCAATGACCCCACGGCGCTGGCGAATGGTTGGTATCGCAAGGAAGGGCCGGCCGGTAGCGGCGAATGGTCGCAGTTCGAAGTGCTGGCCAAGGCTTCGCGCGACGAGATCATTGCATCGACGCAGACCGCTCAAGCTGCCTCCCAATATGCGCAAGCGATGGCAAATTTTCGCGCGAGCTTTGCCGAGGCGCTCGCGGATTTTGGCGTGGGGACATACTTCGCTTCGACCGCGTCTGGCGCCTTGCGCGTCTATCAGCGAGTTAGTGATGCACCTGGTTATGCCGACCAGGGCGACGAAGCCGCCCCAATCTCTCGCTCAATGCTCGGAACCAACGGCGCAGTTCTCGTCGGCGTGCCGGGCATGGGCACGCTCGACCCGCTGGTGCAGCGCCGCAAAGTGACGCTCAAGTACATGGGCGTGAACTATGCCAGCACGGCCGATCAATATGCCGCGCTCCAGACCGCGCTGGCCAATGCGGCCGGTGATGGGCTCGACCTGATCGCGGAACCCCATGCCACCTATCGCCATGATGGCCCGCTGACCCTGACCGATGTTCGCTTTGACGGCCAGGGCGCCACCCTCGATGCGATGAACGCTGTCAACTGCGGCCTCATGATCACCGGCACGCGGCCCGAGCTGCGCAACGTGATCCGCACCAATCCGGCCACCTCCAGAGGATCGGGCCTCACCAATGTGCCGGTGCTTATCCGCGACGCGGTGAACTTCCACGTTGAAAACATCATCGTGGATGGCTCTCGCGGTGCCGGCATCGCATTCTGGCACGCGCAGGACGGCTTTGCCCGTAATCTTCTCGCTCGCAACACCAGGGCCGATGGCGTCCACTTGAGCGACGGTTGTCGCAACATCCTGGCCTATGGCCTGATGGCGATGGACACGGGCGACGATGGCGTCTCGATCGTTTCCTATGGCAGCCAAGGCAGAATTTGCGAACTTATCCGGTTGTTCGGTGCAGTCTCGCTGCGATCGGCGGCGCGCGGGATTACCGTAGTCGGGGGCCGGTCCATCGAACTGGTGGCGCCCTATGCCGAGGGCGCTGCCTATGCCGGCGTCTATATCTCTGCCGAGTCGAGCTATCAGTCGTATGGCGTGCGCGACGTCATCGCGCGCGATGCGCAGGCCCATAACTGCTGCCTCTCCACGTCGGGCCAGACTTATGCCGGGCTCCAGATCAGCGGCTATGACGGCACGCGCACGATCACCGAAACCGGCGAAGTGGTGAGCAACAACGCGATCGGCTGCGCTATCCGGGGCGGCAAGGTGCGCGGCTCGGGCGAGGCAATGGTCGCGGGTGCGCGCCTTGGATCGTACACCGTGGGGTGCACGATCGACGGCGTCGAAGGGCACGATTTGCGCAAAGTAACGAGCCGGGTGCCCGACGCGTTTGCGATCAACGGCATCGACAGTCAGATCGTGAACTGCCGCGCTGAAAACGTGGGCGGCATGCTCGTCAACACGGGCACTTCGACCAGCGGCATTGTCCGGATCGACCGACTGCGGTCCACAAACCTCGGTTCGGATGGGCCAGTCACGGCCAACTTGCTCTATCTACAGACCGCGCCTGGGATCACCAGTTTGCGGATCACCGATTTGGAGCACGACACTGGCGCAGGCGCAGTGATGGGCATCAAGGCTGGTGGGCTGTCATCCTCCAGCGTGGTGATCCAGCGCCGGTGCATGATCAATGGCAGTGCCCTGCCTGATAGTGGCGCGGCTGACTGGACCTATACCACCGATTCGACGACAGGCGTTGGCACCTGGCGCGCGACGATTTCTGGACCCAGTACCAAGGCGCTATCCAACGTTCGCATGGCTGCGACAGACAGGCTCGAACTGGTACTGAGCATCCGCCACAGTGGAGTGTTGCAATGGCTCGCGACGGCGGCTGACAACCAATGCCGCAACGTGCAGATCCGCGAATTGGTCTATTCGGCCTACGATAGCGGAAGCAACAGCGAGGCGGCAACGGGCACGGCCGGGGTCGATTACGTTGCCACTCTCACCGGCTCGCCTGGCCAGCACTTTCAGCGAAACTCCGCCGCGCCGTATGGCTTTGTCCATAGCATCGGCGCCCTGGGCCATGCCTTCGCGATGACTTTCGACGGCACGGCGAATGTCACGATTGCATTCACTTCACCGGCGCGCGCCACCGACGTCACCGTCATTCCTGCACTTGAATACAAGCACGCCTGATCGGAGATATCATGGCCGAAACGCTTACCACCTTCACTCTGGCCCTGGCGCCCGATGGAACCCTCGCTTGGCGCGATGCCACAGACGATCGGCCGGTCCAGGCCACATGGCCGATCGAGCCGTGGCAGGACGAGGCGCTGATTGCCGCACTGCCAGCCATCAGCGCCGCTGGGGCGACCATGGACGCTGTGCTTGTCTTCGCCCGCTCGGCCCTGCCGCTCAATGCTACAACGCTGAGCGCGATCTTTGCTGCGTTTGGCTGGGCGCCTGCGGCATGATGATTGGCAACGTCACGGTTGGCAAATTTGGGGCTGCTTGGTTGCCGGCGCTGGCGATCAGCGCCACGATCGATCCGGCGCCGCAGCTCGCCGATGCACTTGTCTGGCGAATGGGTGGGCTGAGCCTGCCTGTTCTCACTTGCGCCTTGGGCGCTTTGGGCGTGGGATTGGCCCGGCCTTTGGCACGCCGGGAAGAGAGCACACTCAGCCTGCCCCTTTTCATGGTCGTGTCGGCCATCATGCTGGTGGTCGTCGAAATCTGGATCATCGACAGCCGGCCGGGGGCGCTGCTGACATTCGTCATCGCCATTGGCCTGGGCTTTTCGGGTTATTCCCTGATCGAGGTTGCCGGCGACCAAGTCCGCTCGATCGCGGGGCGCATCCTCTCTGCAACCCAGCCTGGCCAGGCCGCGCCTGGCGCCGATCGGGACGAACCTTGATGCATACCAGTTTTCTCGAATGGGCGATCATCCTCTTCATCATCGGCGGGATTGCCTATTCGATCTGGCGGGGCGGCGCGGCCAATCCGGAAACGACCGGAGCGCTTGGCCGCAAGATTTCCAAGCTGGAGGTGCGCGTGGGCGCGGTCGATGCGCAGGTATCGGCCCTGGGCGCGAAGGTCGGGCACCTGGAAGGCCAGATGGCAGACTTTGAAACCAGCGCAGCCAAGGGCGAGGACATCAAGCGCCTGGAGGCGACGGTGGCCGAGTTGCAACGCAAGGTGGCAACCGTGGCCGAGGGCCTGGCCGCTCAGCACGCCGACGTCGAGCACACGCGCCGCCAGGTCGATCGCCTATACGATTTCATCGTTGAGCGGGGGATGAGCAAGTGAGCCTTTCGAGCGAATTTGCGGCGCGACAGGGTGAACTGATCCGCCTGACCATCCTGCAATTGCTTGAGCAACTACCAACGCACACCGCGATCGAAGAACTGATCCATCCGCCGATCGTGGCGATGGACCTCTTTTGTACTGCCGATCAACTGCGCGGGCATCTGGCCTGGCTGGCTGAGCAAGGTCTGATCGAGGTAGAGACCAATAAGCGTGGAAGCATGACTGCGCTGCTCTTGGAGCGGGGCGGCGAAATCGCACGCGGCGCGGCGGTTGTGCCAGGTGTTGCGCGTGAGAAGCTGAGGCGCTGAGCTGTGGCTCTTACCCCTCGTCAGGCCAAGGAGCGGCGCAAGAGCCGTCCCTCTACTATCGATCGGCTCGACCCGGAAATTCGTGAGCTGATCGGCCAGCTGCGCATCGACAAGGGCTGGACGATTGACGAAATCCGCGAGCAGCTGATCAAGCTCGGGCAAGGGCACGTCAGCCGATCGGCGCTGGGGCGCCATGTGCGCAGCCTGGAAGACGTTTCGGCCGATCTGCGCGAAACGCAGGTTTATGCAGAGGCTCTGGCCCGTGAAGTGGGCGATGGCAGCCAGAGCCGCATGCTCGATGTCAACACGCAGTTGCTGCAAGCCAACATGTTCAAACTCATGCTGGCGGCGCAGGACGGCGAAGGCATGGTGCTTGAGCCCAAGGATGCCAAGGCGTTTTCCGAAGCGCTGCGCAACATTGCCCTGACCCGCAAGACGGACCTGGACGTGGTCGAAAAGGCTGAGGCGCGCGCGGCGGCGAAGGCCACCAAAGAGGCGGCCGAGAAGGCTGTCACGGCCGCGCGGACCAAGGGGCTTAGCCAGGACACGGTGGATGCGATCCGGTTCGCAGTTCTAGGGAGTGACAGGTGATGGACAAGCCGATTTGCAAAGATTGTGTGCATTTCTGGATTGGGATGCGGCGATGCATGCGGCCGGTCGGAGAGGTGTTTAGCGTCATCCACGGGACGGAAGCTATCGAGCTAAATGCCGATGCCCGGCGAGAGAGGCGAGGTGTCCGCACCTGGTTTTCCAGGCGTACCAAATGCGGGCCAAATGCGCTGTTCTTCAAGCCGAAACGGCCAGGTGTGTTTGATACTCCGCCACCGCCCCAGCGGGGCGGCTAATGGAGCCCGACTGCAACGCCTGTGCCCACTTCGCCGGCCGGCTCACATGCGCGCGACCGGTGGCGAGCCATTGGAACGCGGCAACAGGCCAGCGCCGATCGCGCCTGAACGTGGACGCGGCGATTGAGCGGTCAACGCAACGGTCGCTGTTACGCAAGCGCCGGTGCGGGCCGGAAGGCTGGTTTTTCGAACCGAAGGCGTGAGAGATGAACAAGACAGTTCTCAACAAGATCAAGAAGTGCCTTGCCCTCGCCCGTAGCGCGAACGAGCACGAGGCGGCCGCCGCGCTGGCCAAGGCGCGCGAGTTGATGGACCAGCACGGGATCGATGAAGAGGACATCGGCCTGGGCGATGTGGCCGAGGCGATCGCGCGCGCATCGAGGACGCTTAAGCCGCCGCGCTGGGAAGGCGTGCTGGCCGCAACCGTCTGTCATGCCGTGGGCGTGCGGAACCTGATCAACGTGGACGGCGATCGCGTGTTCGTTGGTGTGCATTCGAGGGCCGAGATCGCCGGCTATGCCTTTTCGGTTCTGTTCCGCCAGCTCAAGCGCGCCCGCGCCGATTACATTAAGACGCGGCTCAAGCGCTGCGGCCCTGGCCGGAAGCGGGCGCGGGCCGCTGTGTTTTGTGAAGGCTGGGCCTCGGGCGCGTTGCAAGCGATCATGCAACTGGTGCCGAAGGCCGAGGCCGGCGCGATCGTGGAGCGATACCTGGAAAAGGCCTATCCCCACGCGCAACCGGTGAGCAGCCGCGCGGCCAATGCCAAGCGGGCCGAGAACGACTTTCACAATGGCTATGACGGCGGACGAAATGCCAGCCTGCACCAGGCCGTGCATGGCAGCACCGTCGCACCGCTGGCGATTGCGTAATGGTGCGCTCTCCCGAGGACCAGGCCAGGCGGGCCGATGAAATCCGACGGCGCGAGATCCAGGGCGATCGCGCGGCGTCGGAAGCCGCCATCATGGGCCTGGCGCGGGGGAGCCTGCTGCTCAAGTACCAGCAGCGCGCGGTGGACCTGCTGTTTGCGGGCTCTGCGCTCTTGGTCATCGAGAAGTCCCGCCGTATCGGGCTGACCTGGGGCCTGGCGTCCTATGCCGCGCTCAAGGCCGCCAGTGCGGCCAGCGCCGGTGGCCAGAACGTCTGGTACATGGGCTACGACAAGGACATGACGCTCGAATTTATCGAGGTCTGTGCCATGTGGGCGCGCGCGTTCGGCCTGGTCGCCGGCGACGTGACCGAAGACGAAGTGCTCTATGTCGATGACAACGGCAACGAGCAAGGCATCAAGGCGTTCTCGATCCGCTTTGCCAGCGGCTTTCGCATCACGGCCCTGCCGAGCGTGCCGCGCGCGCTGCGTGGTAAGCAGGGCATCGTCCTGATCGACGAAGCGGCGTTCCACAAGAACGTTGGCGAAGTGATCAAGTCGGCCATGGCGCTGCTGATCTGGGGTGGCCAGGTCGTGGTGGTTTCGACGCACGACGGCGTCGCCAATCCGTTCAACCTGCTGCTGGAAGAAATCAAGGGCGGGAAGCGCAAGGGCACGCCGCTCAAGATCACGTTCCAGGACGCGATGGACGCCGGGCTCTATGAGCGTGTTGCCCTGGTCGCGAAGACGAAGGGCGCGCCGATCGCGCCGAAGGACGAGTGGGAAACCGACATCCGCGCGGCCTATGGCGACGACGCGGAAGAGGAACTGGATTGCGTGCCCAAGATGGGCGGCGGTTCGCTGCTCAGCCTGGAAGACATCATCGCCTGCGAGGATGACGAGGCCGGCCGTGCCGACCTCTATGCGGGCGGGCTCATGTATGTCGGCCGGGACGTGGCGCGGCGGCGCGACGGCCAGGTGCAATACGGCATGGAGCTGGTGGGCGACGTGCTGTGGCAGCGCGATACCTATGAGGAAGTCGGCCAGACCTTCGCGCACCAGGATGCGTTCTTTGACCAGATGATGCAGACGCGCCGCGTCGTCCAGGCGCGCGTTGACCAGGGCGGCATGGGCGAGAAGGTCGTGGAAGACCTGGTGCGCAAGTACGGCGCCACGCGCGTGGTGGGCGAGCTGCTGGTGGGGCCGACCCGCTACGACCTGGCGATGGGCATGAAGCTGCGTTTCGAGCGGCGCAAGCTGCGTATCCGGCCCGATCCGGTGACGCGCGCGGACCTGATGGCGCTCAAGAAGATAGGCTCGGAAGAGTCGGGCGGCATTCGCATCGTCAATGATAGCTCCGTCCACGCCGACCGGTTCTGGGCCTATGGCCTGGCGTGTCGCGCGGCGGACCTTTGCGGGTCGCTTTACGAGTACCGCGGCATCCCCAACGGTGGCCAGTGGAAGGGCGGCCCGAAGCGCGGCGAGCCCGGCTGGCAGCATCCTGATGACATGGGTCGCGATACGCGCGGCCATCGCTTTGACCAATCTGGAGCCTGGTAATGGCCAGCAAGCCCCCCTTTCAGCTGATCCTGCCCGATGGCCGCCCGCTGTTGCGCGAGACGTTGGCGCAGGAGATCGCGGCGCCCACGCGCGCGTCGGTTCGCATGATCCAATCGGGCCACCCGGCGCGCGGGCTCGATCCGGGCAAGCTGGGCAGCATCCTGCGTTCGGCCGAGGAAGGCGACGCCATCGCCTATTTCGAGCTGGCCGAGGAAATGGAGGAGAAAGACCTCCATTATCTGTCCGTGCTGGGCACCCGCAAGCGCGCGGTGGCGCAGCTTCCGATCGATGTGGAGCCGGCGGGCGAGGAGGAAGTCTACAAGCAGGACGCGCAATTCGTGCGCGAATTTCTGGATCGTGATCTGCTGGAAAGCGAGCTGTTCGACATCTTGGACGCGATCGGCAAGGGTGTCAGCACGACCGAGCTGCTCTGGCAGACCACAGCGTTGACCTGGCTGCCTCGGGCGATCAAGTGGCGCGACCCGCGCTGGTTCGAGTTCGACCGGACCGACGGCGAAACGCTGTTGCTGCGCGGCGGCCTGGATGGCTTTGGCGCGCCTTGCCCGCTGCCGGCGGCCAAGTTCATCACCCATGTTCATCCGGCCAAGAGCGGGTTGCCAATCCGCAGCGGCCTCGCGCGCATCGCCGCGTGGGGCTACATGTTCAAGAACTTCGCCATCAAGGATTGGGTGACGTTCCTGGAGGCCTATGGCCACCCGATCCGCATCGGCAAGTACAGCCCGCACGAAAGCGAAGAGAACAAGCGCATCCTGGACCGCGCGCTCTACAGCCTGGGCGCGGACGCGGCGGCCGCCTTTCCCGAAACCATGTCGGTCGAGTTCGTGGACCGCAAAGCCGGCACGGCGCCCAACGATCTGTGGCGCAGCCAGGCCGAGTATTTCGACCTCCAAATTTCGAAGGCCGTGCTGGGGCAGACCAACACCACGGACGCGCAGGCCGGCGGCCTGGGCTCGGGCCAGGCGCAGGTCCATAACGAAGTTCGCGGCGATATCGAGCGGGCGGATGCCAAGCTGCTGGCCGCCACGCTGAACCGCGACCTGGTCGTGCCCATGGTCATTCTCAACCGTGGCGTGCGCGACAAGTATCCGCGCCTGAAGATCGGCCGGCCCGATCCGGTGGACGTGAAGGCGCAA